AACTGCTTCGATGTTATTAAAATACTTAGACAGCTCATTAAACAGCTTTAATACATTGTCTGCCGTATAATCAGTAACACTTAAAGTTTTTCCTGCAGATGTGGAAATAAATTTTCCGTGCTGCTTGTTAAACTTCTTTGTCTTAGCCCTCGCCTGCAGTTCCAAGCGATCTGCTACCGCAACGTCAAAATCATTATTTACGGTGTGTCGGTCAATTCCTTCATGGAAATTCCATTCCCAAGAATAATTAACCGGTGTGTTTGCGTAGATAATCTCTTTTCTCTCACCGAAACGGCTAGAGCTTCCTGTTCCTGTTCCGAACGCTTTCGTAGCTGTCTTATCGTACCCAGTTCCCACTACAACCGGGATATCCGATGTCTTTACATAAAAGGCCGTTTCATTCTCTCTAACACCATCAAGTGCCTCAATTTCGCCGCCGAAAAAATCCGCGAAATAGGACATCTTTTTAAATACTGCCTGCAAAAGACTTTTAAACTCAAGCTGGTAGCTCCTTATCGGCATATCATTGTTGTCTCCTGCCGCAAATAACTGTAACATCATAAATTCTCTGTTCTTCATCTTCACATTCTCCTTATTTATACTTTGCAAGTCTCTTTTCAAATTCAGACAACTGGCTTCCTGAGTTCGTCATGGTTTTTGGTGTAGTTCCGGTTGCTCTGGCGATCTCGGCTTTCTTAAGCTGGGATTCCACGATTTTTACAAGCTTATCAATTTTTGCATTCGTATCATCAGCGTCATTCCCTACAACAAAATCAAGAACATCCTGCGTTGCTTCAATTCCTTTTTCTGCAAGAATGCCTGTGGCGCTTCTGCTAAGCTCAACCTTTGCAGCCTCCTGCTTCAGTTTTTCATTCTCTTTTTGCAACTTCTCGATCTCGTAATTCTGTTTCTGCTCAGCATTCATTTTTGCCAGCTTTTCTGCCTCTTCCTTAGCACTCTTTACCGCCTGTTCCTGCTCAGTTTTCCATTTTGCGAATCTTTTGTTTACAATCGCATCCACATCCTTGTCTGTGTACTTTTTTTCTTCCCCGCTATCATCAGATGTGTTTTCCGGATTAACACTATCTTTCACCGCATCAGGTTCTGCTGTGTGATCTACGGTTTCTTCTGCAAATAACTGCAGCATTCTAAACATCCTGCTCTTCATTTTTCTTTACCTCCTAAAAGTTTAATGACATTCTTCATGGTCCTTTCCCCTAGCTTTTTACGCCTTCAAGACTTGGGCGCGAATTACATAATTGCTACATAATCCGGAAACTCATCGGCAATCAAGCGAATGCCAACGAAAAAGGAATCCACCAGAGT